ACGGGCAGCAAGCAGTAAAATGCCATTACAGCCCATATTTTTCGTATGTGTTTCCATCAAAACATTGGCAAGCGGACGGCCTGCCGATGTTTGTATTTATGTGTACAGTGAAAGTGGGTGTGTACCAAAAGAAAAAGACACATGAATCTTAACGATTTCATGTGTCTTTTAGAGTGCGCGGTACAGGACTCGAACCAGGAATGTGCTGAAACGCCGGTTCTAAGACTTTAAAATTGTACGTATATAGGGAGAATTTATAAACTTCTTTCCCCGTCTGCACCGCCCCGAAAAGAAAAAGTGTGTACTTTTAGTGTGTACTTTCCGGCCCCAGAATCTTGCCGAAAACGGTCTCTAAATTCGCGGCAGTCTCGGCGGCGTCAGTGCTTAGCGCGTGGGCGTAGGTGCCGTATGTGTCCATGTTTTCGCTGTGGCCGACGAGCTGTTTGAGCTGGCCGGTGGGCAGCTGCTTGGCAATGCTTACGAACGTGTGGCGCATTTCGTAGAGAGATACTGGGGGCATCTTGTGCAGCTGCTGGTAACGCTCCCAGCGGCGGTAGTAGGCACGCATGGACTCCATCGGGAAGATATATTTCTGCCGGCCGGTGTAGGCCCGCTGCGCGTCCAGTACGGCCAGGGCGTAATCTGACAGCACGATGGAGCGAATGGCGTTATCGTTTTTGCCGCGGGTATGCGCACCATGTGTGTTGATCGCACCGTCGATCTTGCAGGTATTGCCGGATATGTTGGCCCACTTTAAGCCGCGCAGTTCGCCCGGGCGCACCCCGGTAAGCAGCTGGAAGCGATAGTAATTGATGTACTCATCCCGGCAGACGGCACCGCGATACAAGGTGGTGTCATCCGTGAAGATGGCCTTAAGGTCGTCCACTTCCACGACTCGTTTGCCGACGTAACGTGCAGCCTCCGGGATCTTCAAGTCGTACAGCTCCGGCGCGGGCAGGCGGCTTTTACGGCAGAATTTGACAAACTGCGTAATCGTGGCCTTTAAATTGCGCAGCGTTTTACGAGACAGCGTATCCCGCCCAGGCCTGACCGGACTGCGGAAGGCGTAATCCAGAATGGCCTGGTAGTCCTGCTCTGTCACGGCGGCCAGTTTTTTATCCCCGATGTACGGCAGGATGCGCACACGGCCGAAGCTCTCGGCGCTGCAATACTCATTGTCGGAGATCGCGGCGCGGGATTGCAGAAACAGTTCCCAGGCATCGGCGACCTTGCCGCCAGATTTTACGCCGTGCTCCAGCCAGTCGTCTGCTTTGCGGTTGGCCTCACGCTGGCCGGTGCGGCCCGGCTTGGCGGACGTGAACGTCTTACGCACGCCGTCCTTTTGCACGTTGATCTGCCAGCGGTGGGCCGATTCGATCCACTTGGCGGTGTTGGTTCGTTTCATGGTAAACCTCCTTATAGGTACACTTTGACAAGCCTGCCCAAAAGAGGTATAATCGCATTGGTAGGTGTGCGATGACCCCGTTCGGGCGAGCCGCTTTCTTGAACGCTCTCGGTGTTGGTAGCACCGGGGGCGTTTTTTCTTTTTCAATAGAGTCTACGTGATTTTTAGCTGCTTAGCCTGTGCCGCAGCTTCAAATTCGGCAATCTTATTTTTATCCCACAGTAATACGTTGTTTGCAGCTGCGGTTTCTTTTGCGTGTTGGGTAAAGGAGCAGTTTGTCATGACAACAGCGACCATGCAATGATAGAATTGCGCGCCGGAATAGGCTTCCTGCACAGCATGGTTGCCTACCTTATCTGTATAGTATTTGCACTGGATGCCGTAAGTGATGCCGCCCTTTTCTGCTCGGATATCGATACCATAATCTCCGCTTGCCTGTGTGACGTCAGCTTTGGAAAAGCCATTTTGGAGAAGAAGCTCTGCGCAGTAATGCTCAAATTCGATGCCGTTCATATCCGCATCAGCACATTCTGCCGTAGATGATGTCGAGGCTGGTGCGGTCATTTTTTGATTGAGCTTTGCAAGAAACTCGCTCTCATCCAGAGAACTCCAGAATTTTTTGTGATCGGCAGTTTCTGTAATTAAGCCATAGGACTTCAACTGTCCAAGCAGTTTTTCAATTTCGGAAGTGTCAATACCGGCCAGCCAATCGGACAGTGTTTCCACGGATACAAACATATGTGCAGCAGCAAACTTTCCCGCTTCCAACAGCAACGCATTATGGGACAGTGAGGAAAACTGTGCCGCCCGCTTTTGCCGTTCTTGCTCCGCAATATCTTCCGCGGCCTTCTTCTGATTCTGTATAGACTCAACACGTGCAACATAGATATTTCTGCGTCCGCGTTCCGCGGCTTGTTCCAGCTTGATATTGTTCTCTTTTTGCAGGAGCCTTTGCTGGCGTTCTAGTTCTATTTCCTTCTGCCGACGTTCTTTCCAACTTCGCCGTGCCTCGAGCCACTTGGCCTCTTCGGCCGCTTCTTCCTGACGCTGATGTTCCTCTTCCTTTTGGTGTTCTGCCTCTATCTGAGCCTCGGCCTGTTCCAAATCAGCCTGAGAGGGGGCTTTCTGCAAGTTGGCAGCGGCCTTTATCTTGTTGTCAAGAGCTTTTATCTTTGCAAGGATTTCGGCAGTGTTCTGATCTATGTCGGTTTTCCAACGTTCATAAGCAGGGATTGTTGTTTGTTTCTCATGGGCGGAAACATTATCTGGTACTGTGCTTGCTTTTTCCGAATTGCAGACTTTTTTCTCATTGTGGCTTCTATTCACAGCGTAGGCTTTTTTAAAATGCCACAAGAAAATTACTGCCCATACCGGCGCGGCAAAAAACAGTGCCATTGTTGCCCCGACCCATAGATTCATTGCTAGAGAACTGCCATCTGTTACCTTAGTCGAGTATGCAAGAATCATTACAAGAACCCACATTATAAGGTATGACACGGCGTAAGGCGCAGTCCTTCTAAGCTTTTTGCTTGTACAGGCCTTCACAACAGCACCTCCCCATTACTCACTGATTAAAGTCCACGCCTCTGCACTCTGTCCAGTAGTGCAGGGCTTCTTTTATGTAATCTTCTTCCAGGTTGAAGTAATCGGCCAGCTGCCACGGTTCGGTGAATCCGTTTGCCATGGCGCGGCGCAGCTCCTCCACAGGAACATATTTTTCCACAGAGGCTGCAAATGCCTTGCTCTCGGCCTGCTCTTTGATTTCGTAGGGGCTGTATGCCAGGTAAAACGAACCGCTCAGATAGTGGCCCGCCTCGTGGGCCAGTACCGTGCGCTCTTTGGCGGCAGTTCTGCAGCGCGAACGGTCGATGACGAGAAAGTTGTCCATGAAAGCGATAGCCGTGTTGGCTTTCAGCTTTAAATCAGCAATATCCACGCCAAGCCCATGCAAGTCATTATACATTGCGCTGACAGCAGTATTCATCGTCTTATACTCCGGTTCCCTTTTTCTTGTTTCGTTCAGCCTTGGCACGCATGGCGACCATGATGTCGTCTTTGTCATCCTCGGTCAGAAGGTCTTTTACCTTGCCGTAGAAGGCCATCAGCTCATCCTGCATGGCAGAATCATCCGGCCGGACCTCCCCAATCAGGTCATCTACGGTCACGCCAAAGTAGGCGGCTACCTTGGACAGCGTATCCCCCGATGGCGTTGCGCCGGTCTTTTTCCATTTGGTTACGGTCGAGTTGCTCAGGCCGATTTCATCCGCTGCACGGCTGGGGCTTATGCCCTTGCCTTTGCAGAGTGCGGCATATACGTCATAAAACACAATTTTCGACGCTCCTTTTTGTGCAGAGCGCTAAAACTAACCAAATTCAGATTTTAGTGTTGACTTTCTAACCAAATTCAGATATTATAGTGATGCAGATTGAATCCGGTAAGGCACAGAAAGCCCCCGCAGTCTGTTGGCTTTGGAGAGATTTTGCGCTGATATTTGTTGGCGCTTTTATCTTACCGCAAAATCTAACCAAAGTCAAGTTTTTAAAGAAAAGGAGGTTAGATTTGTATGCCTGCACAATGGACGGGTGAGCTTGTTGGAAGAATGCACAACGCCGGGGTCACGGCCAAGCAGCTGGCGGCGGCCATGGGCAAGAACCCCAAGTATGTATCTCAGGTCATGAACGGTCACTACTCCCCCAAAAACGCGGAGCAGGAGTTCAACGAGGCGTTCAGCCGCATCGTTTCCGCCAGGCCCTAAGCCCATTATACCAGAGAGGCAGTCCGATAGTCTGGACTGCAAGAAGCTGACACGAAAAATCGGGAGGTGAACCATGACAAACGTCCCCTTTACCGCTCTTATCAAAAGCAAGGGCTACAACAAAGACCGTCTGGCGCGGGCGTGCGGCATTTCGCCGTCGATGATCTCGCAGCGCATCTGCGGAAGCAAGGCGTGGGGCTGGGATGAGGCCAGCCGGGTATGCCATACGCTGGACATCAGCTATGACGAGTTTGCAACCTACTTCCCCACTGCGGACGTAAAGCCAGCAGCTCCGAAGCGCCCGCCCACAAAGAAAGAGCGGGCCATCGACGCAGTGAAAGCACTGCTGGACTACTTAGAACAGGAGAATTGATATGCCACAAAACAAAGCGGCCGCCCGGGTGCTGGAACACCCGAACGGCCTGGATCGTGAACTTACGAAAACTCACAAGACTATTTTACTGCATTTCGTGCGGTTTGGCAAGCTGTTTGCCAAAACCTGCGCCGTCACGCTGACCCTGCTGGGCCTGGCGGCGTTTGCGGGGGCTGTGCAGGGCGGCGGGCTGCCGGCCGTGCTTGCCATGCTGGCGGCCATCGTGGCCGACAACTGGGCGCTGGGCGCATGGTTCAGCCTGGGGGAAACGGAGGTGTACTTATGCGCGGAATCCTGATTGACCCCGGCTGTGAGCCGAAGGTCTGCAAGCTGCCGGACACCGCCCAGGGGCTGAACGGCTTCCTCGGCGGGGCGGTGCAGATCAGGCGCTTCGGGCAGGTGTTCGCGGCGCTGGTCTACACCCACCAGGCCACACAGGCTATGCCGAATCGGCACTACATTGACCGCTGGTACTATGGGCGGCTGTGCATCGTGGGCTGGCGAAAAAACCGCATGACCGACCTGCCGCACGACCTGGCCGAGGAACTGTGCCGCAAATGGGCGGAAGTGGAGGTGCAGGTATGAGCGAGACTGACATCCGGGAAGCATTTGAGCACAACGAACCCGGCAAGTATCTGTGCTTTTACGCTGCCGTGCGCATGGCAGAACACCAGACCGATGGCTGAATTGGGCGCACAGACCCGCCGACTGCTGAATGCAGCCGCCGACGGTGCGCGGCTCTGCATTGGCCGCATCAAGGGAGGATTTACCGATGAAATTTGATGGTGAAATAAAAATCAGCTGGAAGGCTGGCAGCGGCGAGATCAGCGCCGTGGCAAAGGGCTGTGATGCGGACATCATCGACGCGCTTGCCAAATCAACGGTCGGTGTTCTGTCGAACGTGTTCCCGGATGGCCTGCGCGGTAAGGCTCTGTTGAACATGTACATTGCATTCCTCATCGACCTGCGCGACAAACACCACCCCGATGAATCGACGTGCATCAAAATCCCGATGAGCGCTTTCACGGGAGGCGCAAAATGACGCCCCGCAATTTTAACGCTGCCGAGCTGGACGAAATGCAAGTGGACTGGCAGCGCACCCACAACGTCAAGATCGTGGCCGAGCTGCACGGCTGTACACAGCCGGAGGTCGTGCAGGCGCTGGGCCTTGAACCGGCAAAAGCCAAGAGCGGCAAGCTCAGCTGGGAGCATAGGCATCCGGAAGAAGCCGCTGCATTTTACGCACTGATAGAAAGCGGTACAAGCATTGCGAAAGCCGCCGCGAAGTATAACCTCAGCCAATCGGTTGGCTGGCACGTTTACCAAAGAATGAAAGAAGGACTGACTGCTATGAACAATAAAGAAACCGCACCGGAGCCGATCGCCCCGGCTGATTATACCGTCCCGGCCAAGAGCGGGAATGAGGCCCAGAACGTCTATGCCGCCATTGAGCGTATGAGTTATCTGGTCGACCTGATGAACCGCCAGAAGCTGCTGAGCGATGACGAGCTCAACGCCTGTGAGCGCATCATGGCCATGGCCGACGCGTTCCGCGCGGGCATCGAATACAGCGAGGCGCATAATGAATAACTGTGTTTTTGCCCGAAGCAGGAACGCCCACAGGCTGTATGTCTGGCAGAATGGTGTGTTTCTGTTTTGGATGGATGCCCAAAAGAGATGGGCGCGCAGCGATTTGGTTCAGCATTTGTACGATGAAGCCTACTGCAAGGATCCGGACATTACGCCCGAAGAATGGTTTGTTGACAGCAGCGACTTTACGATTCTGGATGAGTACGAGGTCCCCGCCGATGCGCTGGCGGCCTTACAGGAGGTTACCCTATGCAAGAATGTCCCGACTGCGGATGCTGCTGCGACTACGGATTCAACTGTTGCCATGTCGACGGCGGCAACATCGACCACCCCGGCGGCTGTAAAAAACTGCCCGCCGGACCCCTGCTCCCCTGCGGATGTTTCCGAGCCAACTGCCGCACCAAGCCAGTCCCATGCCGCAGCTGCATATTCACCAGAGACGTTTGATTACAGCGGGCTGGATGAACAGACGGTTAATGACCTGCACCTTGCAGAACGAGAGTACGCAGCGGGCAAGCGCCTGGCGGAAATTGGACTGCACCGCATGGCTGATGGGGTAGCAATCGCGCATGAGGCGCTTGTCCCAAATTGGGACAAGCGCAACAACCAATACAGCGAGGACACATTCCGCCGTTGGTGCGAGAGTATCGGCGTCAGCAAGTCCGCGGCCTACCGTCTGCTGCAAGTTACCGCTCTGTTTGATAACAGCAGCCCCGAGCAGCAGAAAATCCTTGATTCGCTCTCCCCTTCCTTATTATACGCCGCCGCCAAGCCCACCGCTCCCGCCGACCTGGTGCAGGCGGTCAAGGACGGCGACATTACCACCCACAAGCAGTACCAGGAACTTTTAAAAGAAAACCAACTGCTCCGCGCCGACCGCGTGAACGCCATCAACGCCGCCCGGCAGGCCGAATCCGAGCGTGACGCCGCCCTGGCCGATGTCAACGGCCTGCACGCGGCGAACAAAAAGCTGCGCAGCGAGTGCACCGAGGCCGAAAAGCAGCTGGACGGTGCCCGCCAGGTGGCCGAGGCTGCCAGGCTGCGGGCCGACAAGTGGCAGAAGGAAGTTGAGGCCGCCAAGGCCCAGCCGGTGACAGCTGTGGTGGATGAGGACGAAATCGACCGCCGCGCCCGCCAGCTGGCCGCCGACATGACCGCCCCGCTGCGGGAGGAACTGGACGCCCTGAAGGCACACCCCGCCGCCGTGCCCGACGCCGAGACGGACGCCCGCAACGCCTACGACAGCCTGCTGCTCATTGGGCGCAGTATGAAGAACGCCTGGGCGTCGGTCAAGCCCCAACTGGCCAAGCTGCCCGAGAACACACGCGCCGGGGCCATTGATATGCTGAACAAAACTTTGACGGAAATACAAACGGAGGCCATGAAATGTCTGTGACAATTACTGCGCTGGAGGCGGAAAACGTCAAGCGCATCAAAGCGGTGGAGATCACGCCCGCCCCTACCGGGCTGACGCTGGTGGGCGGCAACAACAATCAGGGCAAGACCAGCGTGCTGGATGCTCTGGCCTGGGCACTGGGCGGCGAAAAGTTCCGCCCGGCGGCTGCGGCCCGTGACGGGGCCATCACGCCGCCACACCTGAAAGTAACGCTCTCCAACGGCATCGTGGTGGAGCGCCGCGGCAAAAACAGCACCCTGACCGTCACCGACCCAACCGGCCGCCGCGCCGGGCAGCAGCTGCTGAATGAGTTTGTGGAGGTGCTGGCCCTAGACCTGCCCCGCTTTATGGAGGCGGGCGACAAGGAAAAGGCCGACACGCTTTTGAAAATCATCGGCGTGGGCGACGAACTGGCCGCGCTGGACCGCCGCATCAAGGCGCTGTACGACAAGCGCACCGCAGTGGGACAGATCGCCACCCAGAAAAAAGCCTACGCCGACGAGATGCTCAGCTACCCCGATGCCCCCGCCGAGCCGGTGAGCGCCATCGAACTGATCCAACAGCAGCAGGAGATTCTGCTGCGCAACGCCGAGAACCAGCGCCAGCGTGACCGGCTTGTGGAAATCACCCACGCGAAACATCGGTATTTCGATGAAATGCAGCGGCTGGATGAACGCATTGAGGAATTGCAGGCCCAGCGCGGCAAGTTGCAGGCAAGTTACGACGAGGCCGCTGCCGCCGAGACTGCCGCCACAAAGACGGTGGCCGAGCTGCAGGATGAATCCACCGCCGCGCTGGAAGAGAGCATCCGCAACGTGGAGGACACGAACCGCAAGGTGCGGGCCAACCTGGACAAAGCCAGGGCCGAGGATGAAGCCGATGAAATGTCCATCCAGTACAGCAAGCTGACAGAGCAAATCGCCGAGGCCCGCCGCCAGCGCACGGCCCTGTTGGATGGCGCAGACCTGCCGCTGCCCGGCCTGGGCGTCGAGGACGGCTGCCTTACCTACCACGGCAAGCGCTGGCGCGATATGAGCGGCAGTGACCAGCTGCGGGTCGCCACGGCCATTGTGCGGCGGCTGAACCCCAACTGCGGCTTCGTGCTGTTGGACAAGCTGGAACAGATGGACCTTGCCACGCTGGCCGAGTTTGGCCGCTGGCTGGAGGCTGAAGGTTTGCAGGCCATCGCAACGCGGGTATCGACCGGCGGCGAGTGCCAAATCATTATTGAGGACGGCAGGGTCAAGGATGCCGAGGAAGCCCCGGCCCCCGCCCCTGCCTGGATGAAAGGAGCGTTCTAAATGGGAAAATACACTGTGACAAGCGGCGTGCAGACCGCGCCGGTCAAGGTCGTGCTGTATGGGCCGGAGGGCATCGGCAAAAGCAGCTTTGCGGCAAAATTCCCCCAGCCGGTGTTCATTGACACCGAGGGCGGCACCAAGCGGCTGAACGTGGCCCGCCTGCCCGCACCCACCAGCTGGGCCATGCTGCTGGATGAGGTGGCCGAGGTCCGCAAGAGCAATGTCCCCTGCCGCACGCTGGTCATCGACACAGCAGACTGGGCCGAGCGCCTTTGCACCGAGGCCGTCTGCGCCCGGGCCAAGGTGCATGGCATCGAGGATTTCGGCTACGGCAAGGGCTACACCTACTTAAAAGAGGAGTTCAGCCGTCTGCTGGACGCCCTGGAAGAAGTGCTGGCGACCGGCCGCCATGTGGTGGTGCTGGCGCACGCCGCCATCACGAAATTTGAACAGCCCGACGCCGTGGGCAACTACGACCGCTGGAGCATGAAAACCAGCAAGCAGGTCGCCCCGCTGCTGCGGGAATGGTGCGATATGCTGCTGTTCGCCAACTACAAGACCATTGTGGAAAAGTCCGGCAGCGGCCAGAACGCCAAGAACAAGGCCAGCGGCGCACGCAGGGTGCTGTACACCGCCCACCACGCCTGCTGGGACGCGAAGAATCGCTTTGGACTTCCGGAGGAAATACCCTTCGACTACGCCAGCATCGCCGCCTGCATCGAGGGCAGCACCCCTGCGCAGGCCGCACCGCCTTCCCCTGCCCCGGCCGCACCGGAACCTGCGCCCGCTGCAACCTGGACGCCGGGCGGCAGCGTGACGGCGGAGGACACCGCACCTGCAGAGTCACCCGCCCAGCAGGCCACCCGGCTGCGCAGCACAGCCCGGGAGCAGCTGGAAAAGACGCTGATCGCCGAGCAGGTACCTGACAAGCTGCGTGCCCTGATGCTGCACGACCTGATCGACAGCTCGACCCTGCGCCACGCCGTGCACCAGCGCGGCTGCTACCCCGAGGATACGCCCATTGCTAACTATGACCCGCAGTTCGTGGCGGGCAGCCTGGTGGCGTCCTGGGACAAGTGGCTTCAATTCATCAACGAAAATGCCGATGTACCGTTTTAACTGAAAGGAGTTTTACACTATGGCTTACGAAGAAATCAACGAACGCGCGTTTGGCTGGGACGACGAGATCAAGAACGACGGCCCCGATTTTGTGCTGCTGCCCGAGGGAGACTACCTGTTCACTGTGACTGGGTTTGAGCGTGCCCGCTACGAGGGTGGTGCCAAGCTGCCGCCCTGCTCGATGGCAAAGCTGACCATCCGCATCCACGGCGGCGACAAGGGCGAGACGAGCGTCACCCACCGCCTCTACCTGCATTCCCGCTGCGAGGGGCTGCTCTGCGCGTTCTTTGAGAGCATCGGCCAGCGCAAGCACGGCGAGCCGCTGCGCCCCCGCTGGGATGAACTGGTGGGCGCCCAGGGCCTGGCCCATGTGGGCGTGCGGGAGTTCACCAAAAAGAGCGGCCCCAACGCCGGGGAGACCGGCCAGTCCAACGAGATCACCCGTTTCCTGCCACCGCCGGAGCCGAAGGCCGCGCCGCAGCAGCCTTGGGCACAGGGGGCATTTTAAATGGAACTGCGTCCGTATCAGGAAACGGCGCGGCAGAATATCCACAGGCAATGGGACAGCGGGGTGCAGCGCACCCTGCTTGTTTTGCCTACGGGCACCGGCAAGACCATCGTGTTTGCCGCCGTGACCGAGGATGAAGTCCGCGCCGGGAACCGTGTGCTGATTTTAGCCCACCGCGGCGAGCTGCTGACCCAGGCTGCCGACAAGATACAGCGCTCGACCGGGCTTGCCAGCGCACTGGAAAAAGCCGAGAACAGCTGCCTGGGCAGCTGGTACCGCGTGGTCGTGGGCAGCGTGCAGAGCTTGCAGCGGCCCCAGCGGCTGGAACAATTCCCCCATGACTACTTCGGCACCATCGTCATTGACGAGGCGCACCATGCCGTGACCGACGGCTACCGCCGCATTCTGGACTGGTTCCCTGCCGCCCACGTGCTGGGCGTGACGGCCACGCCGGACCGCGGCGACCTGCGCAACCTGGGCGAGGTATTTGACAGCCTGGCCTACGAGTACAAACTGACCGACGCCATCCGGGAAGGGTTCCTCTGCCGCATCATGGCCCAGACCATCCCGCTGCAGCTGGATATCTCCACCGTGGGCATGAGCGGCGGCGACTACGCCGTGGGCGAGCTGGGCGGTGCGCTGGACCCGTACCTTGACCGGATCGCCGCCGAGATGGCCCGCTATTGCAAGGGCCGTAAGACCGTTGTGTTTCTGCCGCTTATCAAGACGAGCCAGAAATTCCGGGATATCCTAAACGCCCACGGCTTTTGTGCTGCTGAGGTCAACGGACAGAGCGACGACCGCGCCGAGGTGCTGGCCGATTTTGACGCCGGGAAGTACAACGTGCTGTGTAACTCGATGCTGCTGACCGAGGGCTGGGACTGCCCCAGCGTGGATTGCGTGGTGGTGCTGCGGCCCACCAAGGTGCGCAGCCTGTACAGCCAGATGGTGGGACGCGGCACGCGGCTATCCCCCGGCAAGAAAGATTTACTGCTGCTCGATTTTTTGTGGCTGACCGACCGCCACGAGCTGTGCCGCCCGGCAGACCTGATCTGTGAGGACCGCGCTGTGGCCCAGCAGATGACGGATAACCTGGCCGCGGCCGCCGGCCCCGAGGATATCGAGGACGCCGCTAAGCAGGCCGGTGAGGACGTTGTGGCCCAGCGGGAGGAAGCCCTTGCCAAGCAGCTGGCCGAACAGCGCCGCAAGCGTGCCCGGCTGGTGGACCCGCTGCAATACGAAATGAGCATCCAGGCCGAGGACCTGACCGGCTACGTGCCCGCCTTCGGGTGGGAATCCCAGCCGCCCAGTGACACCCAGCTGGCAAGCCTGGAAAAGCAGGGCATCCAGCCCGACGGCATCGACAGCGCGGGCAAGGCGGGGCTGCTGCTGGAACGGCTGGAAAAGCGCCGCCACGAGGGGCTGACAACACCCAAGCAGATACGCTGCCTGGAACGGTACGGCTTTACCCATGTGGGCACCTGGAGCTTTGACGCCGCCCGCAGCATGATCGACCGCATTGCGGCGGCAGGATGGCGCGGCGTGCCCAAGGGTGTTGACCCAAAAACCTACACACCATAAGGACTTACGATGGAAAATCAAGACCTTTTAGAAGCATTGGACTTTATCAACCCCGGCAGCCTGACCTATGAGGAATGGACGATGGTGGGCATGGGGCTGAAGCAGGCCGGATTCCCGGTCACAAGTTGGGAGCAGTGGAGCGCCCGCGACGGTGGACGATACCACAGGGGCGAATGTGCCCGCAAGTGGGGCAGCTTCCGCGGCAATGCCAACCCTGTGACCGAGAACAGCATCTTCAAGCTGGCCCGCGACCATGGCTGGGCTGGGCCTGCGGGGTACGCCCTGGACTGGAACGACGTCATCGATGCCCCGGCCGGGCGCAGTGACGGCGTGGTCGTGGACCCGCACTGGCTGGATGTGCAGGAACTGGCCATCCCTGCCGAGTGGGACCCTGCCGACCAGCTGGTACGTTACCTGCAAGCCCTGTTTGAGCCGGAGGAGCACGTCGCCTATGTGACCGAAAGCTACCTGAGGGACGGCCGCCCTGCCCCCACAAAAGGCTGCTGGGACCGCACGGCGGGGCAGCTCATTGAGGAACTGCGCCACTACGGCGATATCCACAAAGTTGTCGGCGACTGTGACGCCGCAGCGGGGGCGTGGATCTGCTTCAACCCTGTCAACGGCGGCCGCAGCAACGACAACGTAACCGATTACCGCTATGCGCTGGTAGAGTGTGACAACCTGGAACTGGAAAAGCAGCAGGCCATCATCCGCCAGCTGGAACTGCCCTGCGCGGCGCTGGTGTACAGCGGCGGGAAAAGCCTACACGCCATCGTGCGGGTGAACGCGCCGGACTACGCCGAGTACCGCAAGCGGGTGGACTACCTGTACACCGTCTGCCAGAAAAACGGACTGACGCTGGATCAGGCCAACCGCAATCCCAGTCGACTTTCCCGGATGCCGGGCATCGTGCGCGGCGGCCAAAAGCAATACCTGCTGGGCACGAACCTGGGCAAAAGCTGCTGGGAAGAGTGGCACGACTGGGTGGAAGCCAGCACCGACGACCTACCCGACACCGAGAACCTGGCCGACGACTGGGGCGACCTTCCGCCGCTGGCGGATTCCCTCATCGACGGCGTGCTGCGCCAGGGACATAAAATGCTGCTGGCCGGCCCGAGCAAGGCAGGCAAGAGCTTTGCCCTGATCGAGCTGTGCATCTGCATTGCCGAGGGCAAGCCCTGGCTGGGACGGTTCGGCTGTACCCAGGGCAAGGTGCTGTACATCAACCTGGAACTCGACCGCCCCAGCTGCCTGCACCGCTTCAAGGATGTGTACGCGGCACTGGGCTATGCCCCGGACAACGTGGGCCGCATCGATGTGTGGAACCTGCGCGGCGCGTCGGTGCCGATGGACAAGCTGGCCCCGCGGCTCATCCGCCGGGCCGCCAAGAAGGGCTACATTGCGGTGGTGCTGGACCCGATTTATAAAGTCATCACCGGCGACGAGAACAGCGCGGATCAAATGGCGAAATTCTGCAATCAATTCGATTTGGTCTGCCGTGAGCTGGGCTGCGCTGTCATCTACTGCCACCACCACAGCAAGGGCGCCCAGGGCGGAAAGCGCAGCATGGACCGCGCCAGTGGTTCCGGCGTGTTTGCCCGCGACCCCGACGCTATGCTGGACATGACCGAACTGACCCCGACCGATGCCATCCGCGACCAGCTGAAGAACAAAGCCGCCTGCGCGGCCTGTACGGCCCTGCTGGACGCCCGCGGCCACGCCGACAGTTACAGCCAGGACGACGCTTGCAGCCGTACCCGGATGCTGGCGATCGCCAAGGAGCAGCTGGGCCTGGCCGACCTGCGTGCGTTGGATGCCGACATTGCCGCCCGCCAGAAGCGTGCCGCCGGGATGACGGCCTGGCGCATTGAGGGCACGCTGCGTGAGTTTGCCCGGTTCGACCCAGTGAATCTGTGGTTCGACTACCCTGTCCACAAGCTGGACAGCGGTCTGCTGGAGGACTTGCAGCCCGAGAGCAGCTACCAGACCCTGGGTGCCCGGGGCGCGGCCAAGCGCTGGGGCAACAAGGAAAAAGTCACCAAGGACAAGAGCGCCGAGCTGCACAACGCCTTTGAAGCCTGCACGATGGACGGCAAGGTCACGATCTACACCATGGCCGAGTACATGAACCTGCGCCCCGCCACCGTGAAGAAGCGGCTGAAAGCGGACGGTGGCTTCTGGCTGGACGATGAGGTCGTCGGCATCAAGGAGCCGGGCAGCAGCGGATGATATACAGTTCGTATTTTTGCGTGATACAGGCTGTATAATTTTTGCAAAATAGCCGCTATCATGCAATGTGTGCAAGACGTCGATTTTTGCAAAATAGCCGCTATGCCCGCTATTTTTGGCAAGCAAAATAGCCTTATATATATAAGCAAAAACAACGCATTGTGTTGGGGTGTCCCAAAGTATGGGGGCCTAAAGCGCCCCATACGTTTGGGCAGCCCTCCCCAACACGTTGGCTGAAACGGAAGGAGAAAAACGATGCAATTTTTTATGCCGATGCGCCCGCCTACGGTCACGCACCACGATAAACAGCTCCATGCCTTCATGCGGGGTGGCAAGCCCTGCGCCGTGCTGCACGACACGCCGGAACTGAAGGACGCCCGCGCCAAGCTGCACGCCGCCCTGGCACCTTTTGCCCCCGCGCAGCCGATGACCGGCGCGGTGCAGCTGGTGGTGAAGTGGCTGTTCCCTGCCGAGGGCCGCCCGAACGGCAGCTGGAAAACCACCAAGCCGGACAACGACAATCTGGAAAAGGCTCTGAAGGACGAGATGACCCGGCTGCACTTCTGGCGTGACGACGCGCAGGTATGCAGCGAGGTGGCCGAAAAGTTCTGGGCGGACACGCCCGGCATCTATGTGGAGGTGAGGGGGCTGTGAAATGTATGTACGGCCAGCGCAAGCGGACCCTGCCCTCGGATGTGCGGGCCGCTGCCATCCAGGTGGCGCATGAGATCATGGCGCAGCAGTGTGAACAGGTCGTGCGCCGCAGCTGGAATGAGATGCTCGTAGCCATGCACCAGGCCGGGCTTTCGCCACGGACCATCCGCCGGGTGACCGAGAAACTGGACAATGTAGTGCTGCCCTATGTGGACGACCTACGCAACCCGGACGGCGGCCTGAAAAACGCCGGCAACGCCCAGCACGTCCGCGATGGTGATATCTGGGTGCAAGAGTATCTGACGGGGCATGGCATTCCGTGCTATGAGATTGGGGAGGTGGAAACGTGAGCGTGATTTTAACCATCCTCGGTGACATCATCCTGGGCTGTATGTTTGCCGGGGTCTATGCGCTGGGTGTCTCGGCTGGGAGAGCCGCCACCCGGCAGGAGCCGGCGGACAGCATTGCCATGGAGCACAGGCATGGAGGTGAGGGGGATTGAGTAGTCCACGATATGACTGGTGGCCCTATGTAAAGGGCATGATCCGCCGCTACCCGGAGCTGTGTGCCCGCCAGGAAGAACTGCACCGCACAAAGATGTCCCCGAATCTAACCGGGATGCCCGGTGCCCACGGCCAGGCCAGTGACCCGGTAGCCGATGCTGCCCTGCGGGAGCTGCCGGAGATCAACCGCCGGGAACTGGAAGCAGTACGGCAGGCCATTGAGGAGACACAAGGCATGCCAAACGGTGAGGAGCGGCTGGAGATGGTCAGGCTGGTTTTCTGGAAGAAGACGCATACATTGGAAGGGGCGGCGATGGAGCTGCACTGGTCTACACGAAAGCTGGTAGAATGGCATGGGGAGTTTATACGGTGCGTAGCGAAATATTTCGGGCTTCTATGAAAGTGTGTTGATTATTTTTCAATTTTATGCTATTCTTATGAAAAAATAAAGGAGTGTTGCGAATATGGCTGGTTGGGACGATATACTAAAGGAGTTAGGTGATACTCCTTCTCCTTCGGATCTTGTCCGGAGAAAATACATTAAGCAATTGTCACAATACACCAAAAGAAATACTATTGCCTACTACTCTGCCTTTATTACGAAGAACGGCGGGAATATTGATATTAATGATTCAGATATGACAGGCTTTATGAACGCTCTGAAAGGTATGGATTGTTCAAAGGGCTTAGATTTGATTCTACATACCCCAGGTGGATCGCCCGCTGCTGCTGAAGCAATCGTTCAATATCTCCGCAGCAAATTTGGCAAAGATATTCGTGTTATTGTCCCTCAAGCGGCTATGTCTGCTGGCACAATGATTGCTTGCGCATCAAAAGAGATCATAATGGGAAAACATTCTAGCTTAGGTCCTATTGACCCGCAATTTAGCGGAATTCCTGCATATAATATAAAGCAAGAATTTGAGGAAGCCAAAATTGATCTGTCTGAGCATCCAGAGAATGCTCAATACTGGTCTATAAAACTATCTCAATATCCCGCTGCTTTCATGAAAACAGCAATTGATGCAATTGAGCTTTCCAGCCTTCTTGCAAGAGATTGGCTTGGTTCTTGTATGTTTAACAAGGACGATGAAGATGATCGTAAAATTATCGAAAATATAGTTCATAATTTAAATGAACACGATAGTTCAAAGAATCATGGTCGCCATTTCAATATAAAATTCTGCCACGACATCGGTTTAAAAGTCACACCGATGGAAGCTGACGATAAACTGCAGGATAAAATTTTGAGTGTTCATCATGCCTATATGCTAACAATGTCCGGAACTGATGTCTGCAAAATCATAGAAAATCAGAATGGGAAGGCTGTTATAAACCATCTCCGTTCCTGAGCGTTTCAATCAAAGGAGAAATTCGCCATGAATAAACTACATGCCGAAATCGATTTATTATATCAGCAACTTAATATCCCTACTGGTATTACGCGACTTAATAACACTTTGAACTTAGGCCGATTAAATCGCGAGGATGCTTTCTCAGAAAGTAATTCTAATCGCACACTTGAAACGCCCGTCCAAGGAAAATCCGATGGGCTGAATCTAAAGAAGATCGATCTGCATTAAAAAGCCAAAAATCCATGCTATAATACTATCATCAAAAGCCGTAAGGAACGGGAAACCGCCTTGCGGCTTTTGTGTTGCGCATAGTATTTCCTTCTCAAAACAGCGGCACGGGTGCTGCACTGCTGCATCAGTGCGGGCCGCGAGAAGCACCCACTGCCCGGTGAAAACCCGGGCTATTTTTATGCCGCCACCCATCTGCATGAGGGTGGGCGCGGCACTGACCCACCCCAGCTGTGCCGGAGAGAATCACACATCCTTTGTTCTTGTCTCTGTCTGCGCGTTGCCGGGGTGGGTTTATTTTACCCAAAAGAGAGGTGGTGGTAATGCCGAATGAGGAAAACCTTATCCCAAACTCCGAACGAACTCCGGAAGAACGCAGAGAAATTGCGCAGAAGGGCGGCATTGCCAGCGGGGCGGCGCGGCGGCGCAAGCGCAGCCTGCGGGAAGCCGCGGACCTCTATCTTTCGCTGCCTGTTGCAGACAAGCGACAGGTCAATAAACTTCTGCGCCGCTATGTGCCTGCCGAGGATATCGACAACCAGATGGCAATGATCGCGGGGCTGCACGCAGCAGCTACCGACGGTGACGCCCGCGCCGCTGCGGTGCTGGTCAAGCTGCTGGGTGAGGAGACGCCCGCCGAAAAGCTCACGCCCCCGCCTGCCGATGACGGCTTTGTGGAGGCGCTGCAGCAGGCGGCGCAGGTGTGGAAGGAGGGCGGTGATGAACCAGAGTAGACCGGCGGCGTTTCGGTTCCAGCCGTTCAGCCGCCGCCAGAAGCAGGTATTGACCTGGTGGTGTGACGGCTCCCCGGTGCGGGACGCCGAGGGCATTATTGCGGACGGTTCCATCCGCTCCGGCAAGACGGTGTCGCTGTCGCTGGGGTTCTGCCTGTGGAGCATGAGCCGGTTCAGCGGCCAGAATTTTGCCCTGTGCGGCAAGACGATTGCCAGCCTGCGGCGCAATGTACTGGGCGGGCTGAAGCAGATGCTGACCGCCCGGGGGTACACCGCCGCCGAGCGCCGGGGCGACAATCTGCTGATCTTGCGGCGCGGCAGCGTCGAGAACTACTACTATCTTTTCGGCGGCAAGGATGAGGCCAGCCAAGACCTGATCCAGGGCATCACGCTGGCAGGGGCGCTCTTTGATGAGGTCGCCCTGATGCCGGAAAGTTTTGTCAACCAGGCCACAGCCCGCTGCTCGGTGGCGGGGAGCAAGTTCTGGTTCAACTGCAACCCCGAGGGCCCGGAGCACTGGTTCCGCAAAAACTGGATCGGCAGGGCTTCCGACAAGCGGTTGCTCTACCTACACTTTACGATGGAGGACAACCTCAGCCTGACCCCGCCCATCAAGGCCCGCTACCGCGCCCAATACACCGGCGTGTTCTATGAGCGGTACATCCGCGGGCGGTGGGTGGCGGCGCAGGGGCTTGTTTACCCCTTTGTGGCCGAGCACCCGGACAGCTACATCCTGCGCGGGACGACTGCGGGGATGGACGGTGCGTTTTACATCTCCATCGACTACGGCACCCATAACCCTTGCAGTATGGGGCTGTGGTGCGTGCAGCGCACTGTGGCTGTGCGCCTCAAGGAGAGCTACTACGATTCCCGCGCGATGCAGCACCAGCGCACCGATGAGGAACACTACGCCGCGCTGGAGGAACTGGCGCGGGGGTATTACGTCCGGGAGGTCATCATCGACCCTTCGGCGGCGTCTTTCATCGAGACAATCCGCCGCCATGGCCGGTTTGCGGTGCGGGCGGCGTCCAACAGCGTGTTGGACGGCATCCGGGTGACGGCCAGCCTTTTGCAGGCCGGGCGCGTGAAACTGCACGAGAACTGTACCGACGCGCTGCGGGAGTTTGCGGCCTACTGCTGGGACGATGCCGCCCACGAGGACGCTGTGCTGAAAGAAAACGACCACGCCATGGATGATATCCGCTATTTTTGCTACACAATTTTGGCCCGCGAATACCGTTGGGCAGACTGGAGGCGCTGATATGTTTGACAAACTGCTGCGCTGGCTGCGTGCCCGGCTGGCCGAGCTGTTCGGCGATACGGCCGACACGGCTGACATTGCCCTGAGCGGCCCGATGGAGAACGCGCTGCATTTGTGGGCGCAGATGTACGAGACCGGCGGCCCCTGGTGCAATGCCGAGAGCGGGCTGCACAGCCTGTACATCCCAGCGGCGGTGGCGCGGGAATTTGCCCGCCTGGTGACGATGGAACTTGCTGTCAGTGTGACCGGCTCGCCCCGGGCAGACTTTTTGGCGGCGCAGCTGGCACCGTTCCTGGATGAGCTGCCCAATCACACCGAGATCGCCTGTGCGCTGGGTGGGGCGGTGTTCAAGCCCTATGTCAGCGGCGGGCGGCTGGTGGTGGATGTGGTGCAGGGAGATTGCTTCTTCCCCACCGCTTTTGACACGTCGGGGCGGCTGGTGGGGGCCGTGTTCAGCGAGCAGATCAAGCGCCGCGGCACGATCTACACCCGGCTGGAACGCCACGAGTTCACCGCCGGGACGGAAGTTATCCGCAACAAGGCGTTTGCCAGCAGCACTACGGCGGCACTGGGCAGCGAGATACCGCTGACCGATGTGTCCGAGTGGGCCGACATTGCCCCCGAGGTGACGCTGACGGATTTGCAGCGGCCGCTGTTCGCGTATTTCCGCATTCCGCTGGCAAACCGCAATGACCGGCACAGCCCGCTGGGGGCGTCGGTCTATGGGTTGGCGGCGGGGAACATCCGCGATGCCGACGAGCAGTACGGCCGCCTGCTGTGGGAGTACGAGGGCGGCCAGCTGGCCGTGGATGTGGATGCGGCGGCCCTGCGCCCTACCGAGAACGGCGGCCAGCAGATGGACCAGCGTGGCAAACGGCTGTACCGGGGCGGCATTACCGGCAACGTGGGCGACCGGCCGCTGTTCAACGTGTTTGCTCCGGCGCTGCGGGATGAAAGCTACCTGCGCGGGCTGGACAGCGCCTTAAAGCGCATTGAGTTCCAGTGCGGGCTTGCCTACGGCACGCTGAGCGACCCGCAGAACGTGGACAAGACCGCCACCGAGGTGCTTGCCAGCAAGCAGCGCAGCTATGCCACGGTGAGGAGCATCCAGCACGCGCTGCAATGTGCGCTGGACGATTTGCTATACGCCATGAACGCCTACGCAGACCTGTACGGCCTGTGCCCGGCGGGCGACTGGTCGCTTGCCTGTGACTGGGATGATTCCATTGTGAACGCCCCCGGCGAGCGCAAGGCGCTGTTCTGGGGCTATGTGCAGGCGGGCAAGTTCCCCTTTGCACGGTATCTGGTGGAGTTTGAGGGCTACACCGAGGAAGAGGCCGCCGCCATTGTGGCCGCTGCAGACGCCGAAAACGGCGGCGGTGATACGCTGACCTTTGGCGGTGCGTGATGCTGGGGCCGGAGTATCTGGCACAGCTGCCGGACGCGCTGTGCAGCCTGTGGCGGCAGGTCGAGGACGACATCCTGCGGGACATTGCCCGGCGCATCACAGCGGCGGACGGCATGACCGAGACAGCGGTCTGGCAGGCGCAGCGAATGGAACTGCTTCGCACGGTGCAGAACTATACTGTCAACACGCTGGCTAAGTACGCCAAGCGCAGCCGCAGCGAGATACGCCGCCTGCTGACCGAGGCGGGCACGGCGACACTGGCCGCCGATGATGCCATCCACCGCGCGGCGGGCAAGGACTCGGTGCCGGTGAATGAATCCCCTGCCCTGCTGGATCTTTTGAATGCCGGATACCGCCAGACCCTGGGCAGCTGGCAAAACCTGACGGCCACGACGGCTGCCACCGTGACCGGCGAGCTGGAACAGCGCCTTGACCGGGCCTGGCTGCAGGTCAGCACCGGGGCGATAGACTACAACACTGCCATCCGCCGGGCCGTGGACGACCTGGCCGACGGCATGAAGTATGTCACCTACCCCACCGGCCACCGGGACACGCTGGAAACTGCAGTGCGCCGCTGTGTGCTGACCGGCGTGAACCAGACCGCCGCCAAGTTGCAGCTGGCCCGCATGGAGGAGCTGGGCTGCGAATTTGTGGAGGTGACAGCCCACGAGGGCGCCCGCCCGAGCCACGCCGTGTGGCAGGGGAAGATTTACCACATAGGTGGTGCCGTCACATTGGACGGCGTGCGGTACGAGGACTTTGCCAAGGCCACCGGCTACGGCACCGGCGCGGGGCTGTGCGGGTGGAATTGCCGACACAATTTCTACCCCTACTGGCCGGGCATCAGCGTACCGAATTACACGGAAACGCGGCTGGCCGCGCTGAACGCCAAGTGTGTGACCTACGGTGGAAAGCAGTACACCCGGTACGAGATCAGCCAGATGCGGCGTGATTTGGAGCGCCGGGTGCGGAAGTACCAGCGGCGCTTTCTGGCTGAGGACGCCGTCGGGGTGGATACCGGGCCGACGGCAGTCAAGCTGAAAGCCGCGCGAAAGGCGCTGACTGCGTTTGTGCAGGATACTGACGGCAAGCAGGACGAAGGGCGAACGCGGTTGCAATCTGCCCGAAACAATGCTATACTGAAAGAAACCAGCGGCAGTTACAAGGAAATCACGATGCAGAGCATCCAGAATGTTCAGCCGTTTGCCTGTGAGACTTTGGACGCCGCGGGCAGCCGTGCGTTGGCAAACGCGCACAAGAAGCTGCTGCTGGAAGCCCGCAAAGTGCCGCTTGGCGTGGAAAAGGCCCGCTGCTATGGGCTGGATATGCAGCCGTTGGGTGGGTATTATACCGGTGAGAAGGCCGGAAGTGTTCGCATCTCGAATTTTAGTGAGCCGTATATTGCGATACACAACCATCCCAGCGGACTGACGTTCTCGCCGGGCGATATTCTTGGCTTTGCGCACAGGGATTCTATGCAGATGCTGACGGTCGTCGGCAATGATGGCACTGTATATGCGTTGGAAAAAACAGCTGCAACCAATTCCTGCTTGCTGAAAAAGGCAGCATTGTCGCTATACGATGCGGCGAATGACCCTTCGCTGACGCGGCAGGCTATAATGAATCTTGTTACTCATTTTCTTGGAGAGGTTACGCAATATGGAGTCCACTATTACGCCGGAAGAGATTGAAAAAATGAAGGCGTTCCTGAAAGAACATCCTGTTGACCCGCAGTATGATGGGCTGCTGGATGGGGACATTCCGACCGAACAAGCGCATGCGCTGATTTATGAATCTCTGCTGAAACAACTTGGCGAACTCCCCGAATAACAACCCTACACAAAACCACGATGCGAACCGCACCGTGGCTTTTTTATGCCTACCTTTGGCTGCATGAGGCCGGGGCAGGCAATTTTATACCCTTTTGCCCGGATGCGGCAGGGCTTACAGGGCCGCGCAGACGGTGACGGCGACCACCTTAAAACGCCTATCTGACACCCTACACAGGAGGTAAAACCCATGAAAACCGAAGAACTCAAAGCACTGGGCCTGACGGATGACCAGGTGCAGCGTGTGTTTGCGCTGCACGGTGCCGACGTCAACCGCGAGAAGCAGGCCGCCGCCACGGCTGTGGCCGAGCGTGACACCCTGCGCAGCCAGCTGGCCGACGCCAACAAGAAACTGGAAGGCTACGACCCGGACTGGAAACAGAAAGCCGCCGACACCCAGCAGGCTGCTGACGAGAAGATCGCCGCATTGCAGGCCGGGTATGCGGCCCAGAACGCTGCCGCCGGGCTGAAATTTACCAGCGAGAGCGCGAGGAAAGCCTTTTTGGCCGACCTGAACGCCAAGAAGCTGCCCTTGCAGGATGGTTCCCTGCTGGGCTTTGACGACTTTGTGAAGAGCTACAAGGAAAGCGACCCTTTGGCTTTTGCCGCCGAGGTGACGTGCCCGCGCTTTGCGGCGGGCACGCCCGGCAGCCCGGTACAGCCGACCGGCCGCGAACAGGCCAATGCAGCGCTGCGTGCTGCGTTTGGCAATGGAAAGGAGTAAAAAATTATGCCGAATGTCATTGATCGTTCCCGCGCCGAGGCGCTGATCCGCGAGCAGGTCGTGCCGACCATCTTCCAGGATGCGCCGAAAAATTCCACCGTCATGCAGCTGGGCCGCAAGCTGCCCAACATGACCAGCAAGCAGACCCGCGTGCCGGTGCTGTCCATGCTGCCGCTGGCCTACTGGGTCAACGGTGATACCGGCTTCAAGCAGACGTCCCGCCAGGCGTGGGAAAACGTCTACCTGACCGCCGCCGAGCTGGCCGTCATCGTGCCCATCCCGGAGGCAGTGCTGGCGGATGCTGACTTTGATATCCTGGGTGAGGTCACGCCCCGCGTCAATGAGGCGGTGGGTATGCGCGTGGATCAGGCTGTTCTGTTTGGCATTAACCGCCCGGCGGAGTGGCAGAACGATATCATCACCGCTGCACGCCAGGCGGGTAACAACGTATCCGGCGGCATCACCTACGACACCCTGATGGGCGAGGACGGCCTGCTGAGCAAGGTCGAGAACTGCGGCTATGCGGTGGACGGCGTTGTGGCGGCCATGACCGCCAAGGCGTCGCTGCGCGGCATCAAGGACGAGAACGGCCACCCGCTGTACACCAAGGATATGCAGGGCGCGACCCCCTACGCGCTGGACGGTGCGCCGATGTTCTTCCCCGAGAATGGCAGCTTTGACACCAGCGTGGCCCGCATGGTGGCGGGCAACTTCAAGCAGCTGGTCTATGCCATTCGCCAGGATATCGACGTGAAGATCCTTGACCAGGCGGTCATCCAGGATCCGGCCACCAAGGAGATCGTCTTTAACCTGGCCCAGCAGGATATGATCGCGCTGCGCGTGACCTTCCGCATGGGCTGGGCGCTGCCGAACCCCGCCACCCGCCTGAACGACGGCCGCGTGAACGTGCCCTTTGCCTACATCGAGGCCGCCACTGCCTACACCACCCAGAGCGTGACCTTTACGGTCAAGAGCGCGTCCAAGGCGGTGGAGGGCGCTGCCGTCAACGTGAACGGTTCCATCAAGAAAACCGGCGCGGACGGCACGGCGGTGTTTGACCTGCGTGCGGGCGATTATCCGTACAGCGTGCAGGCCGACGGCTGCCGCCCCACCACCGGCACTGTGACGGTGGCGGATGCTGCCGTGCCGGTCGCTGTGACGCTGGCCAAAGCGTAAGGAGGCCCGGAGAATGTATGCGGATTTTACCTACTATACGAGCGCCTACTGCGGCGCTCTGCTGACGAAGGAGACATTTCCGGCGGCAGAGCGGCAGGCTGCGGCCTACATCGATTGCCTGACCTTTGGGCGATTGCAGCGGGGCGCTACGGTGGATGACGCCGTAAAGAAAGCTGTCTGCGCTGTGGCGGAGATTGTGGACCGCTACACCCGCGCCCGGGCCGAGCGCCCGGCGGGGCTGAGTGCCGCCAACACCGACGGCGAATCGGAGAGCTACCGCTCGGACGCAGAACTGGCGGCAGATTTTGCCCGCGAGAAGCTGGACGCGGCAGACCTATCCCTGCCGCGCAGCCACCCGCTGCGCTATGCGGGGGTGCTGTGATGCTGCACTGCGATAAGACGGTGACGCTGACCCACCGCACCTTTGACCCTGACACCGGCGGCGACCGGGAGACCGTGACCGAGCTGCGCGGTGTACACTGGTACGCCCAGCACAAGGCCGCGGCGGACAACGGCCTGCGGGCCGCATTGAGCGTGAAATGCCGTATCCCGCCCGGTGCGCTGGGGGATGCGGCCCTGCCGGCGCCCGGTGATACACTGACCTGCGGCGCTGTGGCCGTGACGGTGGTGGATGTACACGACAACCGCGGCGGGGCCATTGGGCATGTGTATGTGGAGGGCCAGGGATGAGGCTTGCGGGGATGCTCCCTCCGGCCGCCCAGGGCGGCCACCTCCCAGCAGGCGGAGGAGGCTGAAATGAAGATACGCTATGATGCAAAACTTGACCTGGACGACCTGACGGATGCACTGGAAAAGCGCGGGTTATGCCCGGGCGGCAAGGTGCAGAGGGTCGTTGACAGCGAGGTGCTGCGCTACTGTGACCCCAAGGTTCCCTTTGCCACCGGCACGCTGAAGCACAGCGGCATCACGGCCAGCACGGTGGGTGACGGCCTGCTGGTGTACGCAACACCCTACGCCCGGTATCTTTACTACGGCGAGGTGTACGGCCCGAACATCCCGATTTTTAAGGACGGCGTGTTGGCAGGGTTTGTCTCGCCGCCCACCAAGCATCCCACAGGCCGGGCGTTGACCTACAACGGTGCGCCGGAGCGCGGGGCGTTCTGGTTTGAACGCGCCATGGCGGAACACCGAGAGGATGTTGTGCGGGTCGCTGCGGCCGCTGCCGGAGGGAGGGCCGGAAAATGAATGTACTGGACGCCACGCGAAAGTGGCTGCGGGACGAGTGCCCGCTGATCGACCGGGGCAACCGCTTCAACGCCAACTATCTGGGCGCGGATGCTACCGAGTACACGCTGCGCACCAGCGGCGAGAGCCACCGCCAAAACCTGTGGGGTGCAGATATTGCCACCCACGACCTGGTGTTTGAGGCGGTCATGCCCTACGGCACGGCCACGGCCCCGAACATTGCAGCGGCAGACTTTTTTGCCGGGCTTTCGGCCTGGGTGCGGGGCGCAGCGGCGGCCCACAACTGCCCCACTGTGCCCGGTTATGAGGTGGACAGCCTGACCGTGAGCAACGCGGGGCTTATCACCACAGCCACCGCCGCCACAGCGCGATACCAGCTGCAGATCAAGCTGGTTTTGAAAGAGAGGTAACGAATATGAAAATCGAACGCAAATACATGGCCCACTACCTGAACGCGAACTTTGCCAACGACGACGGCACGGCCGGTTATGTGCGCCTGGGCCAGGACCTGGAGGAATACAGCCCCGAGCTGTCCGCCAACGTCGAGAAGAAAAACAACATCCTGGGCAACACCACCGTCACCATCGACAGCTACCAGAAGCAGGGCGAGGTCAGCCCCTACTATGCCGAGAAGGGTGACCCGCTGTTTGAAAAATTGCAGACCATCATCGACGGTGATCTGGTGCTGGACGACCTGAAAACCGACATCGTCGAGGTCAAGCTCTGGGGCGAGGCGAGCGCCGGTGCCTACCCTGCCGTTAAGGAAGAGTGCTACATCGAGGTATCCAGCTACGGCGGCGACACCACTGGCTACCAGATCCCCTTCAACGTGCATTACACCGGCGTCAAGACCAAGGGCACGTTTGACGTGAGCCAAAAGACCTTTACCCCGGAATAAAGGAGGCACTGCACTATGAAACTGACACTGGACCGCGGCCTGAAAAGCTACGATATCGAGGACGCTGACGGCACGCCGCTGGGCACCATCTATGTCAACCCCGCTGACCTGGGCATTGCCGCCCGGCTGGACGAGGCCCGCAAGGCCGTACAGGCGCTGGCAGATGGGCTGGGCGACGATGTGGACGCCGAGAAGATCAGCGACGTTGACCGGCAGATCAAGGAGCAGGTCAACTACATCTTTGGCAGTGACGCATCGGCTGTGTTCTTCAAGGGAACGTCGGCGCTGGCACTCTGTGATGACGGCGCACTGCTGCTGGAAAAGGTGTTCAGCGCCTTTGCACCTATCATCGAGGACGCCGTGGGCGACGCCATGAAGGCCAGCCGGAAGCGGATGGAAAAGTACACCGCCGCGTATGCCACACCGGACAAGGGCCTGGCCCCCGGCCAGCAGGCGTGAGCGCCTGGAATTTACCCACCACCGTGGAGGTTGCCGGGCGGGCGTTTGCCATACGCACGGACTTCCGCGCGGTGCTGGATGCGCTGGCGGCCCTGGCCGACCCGGAACTGACCCGGCAGGAACAGTATATGGCCTGTTTGCAGATACTCTACCCGCGCTGGCAGGAGCTGCCCGACGCCAACGAGGCGCTGCGGGCGGCTTTTGTTTTTATCAACGGCGGCAAAGAGGAAGAAGCCCGCGGTCCCCTGCCCCGCCTGGTGGACTGGGAGCAGGATGCCGCCCTGATTGCGCCCGCTGTGGACAAGGTGCTGGGTTATAGCTGCCGCCGGTGCGATTACCTGCACTGGTGGGAGTTTTTGGGGGCGTTCTACGGTATCGGCGATGGGTTGTTTGCGCAGGTGGTCAGTATCCGCAGCAAGCGGGCCAAGGGTAAAAAGCTGAACGACCAAGAACGCGAGTTTGCGAGAGAAAACGCCATCCTTATCAAAATCCGCGCCCCCGAGAGCGCCGAGGATAAGGCGGAGAAGGAAAGATTACTGGAATTGCTGGGGAGGTGAAGCTATGGCCGACGGTTCGATCATCATTGATGCCCGCATCAACAAAAAGGGTGCGGAGGCCGAATTGCAGGCATTGCAGGCTAAAGCCAAGAGCACGGCGCAGCAGATCGCGGCGGTGGATAAGCAGCTGGGCGGTGAGACAAAGCGGCGAAACACCCTGCGGGACGATCTGGAAGCAGCCCGCCAGAAGGCCAGCGAGACCGCCGCCGCGCTGGAAGAGGTAAACGCCCGGCTGGATGCGGGGCGAAAATCTAAGTTCGGTGTGACCAATACCGCCGATGAAGCGCTGAGCAACAAGCTGGCCGCCCAGCTGAACGCGCAGGATGCCAAAGCCCGCGAGATTGAGGCAGACTACCGCGCCCAAAACAGCACTGTAAAGACCTTGCAGCAGCGCCATACCGACCTGATCGCCCAGCTGGAACGCGAGCAGCAGGCCGCACAGGCGCAGGGCAATAGGGTCGCCAACGCCGACCGTATCCGGGCAGCTGCCGAGGCGGCGGGTGCATTGGCCGAGAAACTGACTCGGGCGGCCCTGACCAGCGGCACACTGCAAAAAGCGTTGCACACAGTGGGGACTGTTGGGCAGAAGGCGTTTGCCTGGGTGGGCGGCAAGGCGCAGGCGGTCCGGGACCGGATTGCCCAGGCGGCCCAGAGCGCGGCACAGTTCCGCAGCCGGGTCGCACGGCTGGTGTCCGGCGCACTGGTGTTCAATGTGCTGTCATCCGGCCTGCGCACGCTGACAAGCTGGATGGGGACGGCGCTGCTGTCCTCGTCCCAGCTGCGGGCGGCGCTGGGCAATTTGCAGGGCGCAGCGTCCACAGCGGCGGCTCCCCTGTTGGCGGTGCTGGTGCCCGCCTTGACAGCGCTTGCCAATGCGGTGGCCATGGTGTTCAGCTACATTGCGCGGCTGGTGGCGTTTTTTACCGGCAAGACCATCAGCGCCAGCGCGAGTGCAGCCAAGGCCATGGGCGGCGTGGGCAAAGCGGCGGGCGGTACGGCGAAAAAGGTCAAGGACGCCAACGGCGAGCTGGCCGCCTTTGATGAGCTGAACGTGCTGAACAAGAAATCCGACGAGGACAACGGCGGTTCCGGCGGGGGCGGCGGCAGTGCGGGCGACATTGTGCCCGACTACGATTTTACCGCGGAAAGCCCCTTTCTGGACAGCATCCTGGACGCGGTGGAGGCGGGCGACTGGTACAAGGTCGGCCAGCTCATCGGCGAGAAGCTGCGGGACAGCCTGAACGCCATCCCCTGGCCGGACATCCAGGATAAGGCCGTACAGTGGGCCACGAACCTTGCCACGATGCTGAACGGCATTGTGGAGACACCGGGGCTGTGGGAGGCCATCGGCCACACGCTGGCCCAGGGGCTGAACACGGCGCTGCTGTTCTACGACACCTTTATGCAGACGTTCCACTGGGCCAGCCTGGGCGCGGGCCTGGCTGCCGGGCTGACCCAGGCCATTGCGGAGATACAGTGGGACACGCTGGGCCGCGCCCTGACCGATGGGATGCGGGCGGCTATCGTGACGCTGTACAACTTTACGATGACCTTTACCGGCTGGACGGATTTGGGCAACGGCATTGCCGCCTGCCTGAATGCCGCCATCAACAACATCCCCTGGCAGGAGACCGCCGTCGGCATGAGCAAGCTGGTCATCGGCCTGCTGAACACGCTGATTGCCGCCGTGCAGGGCACGGACTGGACGACCTTTGGGCAGAATGTGGTCGGGATGATAGGCTCGCTTGACTGGGCGGGGCTATTCGCCGCGTTAAGCACGCTGTCTGTGGCGGTGCTGACCGCCATCAACGATATCCTGGGCCAGGTGGATTGGGCCGCCGTAGGCACCACACTGGTGGGCTGCCTGCAAGCCATTGACTGGGCGGGCCTGCTGACCCAGGCAGGCACGTTTATCGCCAACAGCTGGCCGGTGATGCTGGCTGCACTGGCGGCCAGTCTGCTGCCGCAGCTGGGGGCCTTTATCCTCGGGACGGTGCTGCCGTCTCTGGTGGGGCATCTCGTCACGCTGGGCGCAACGCTGCTGGGCCAGGCTGTCACCTGGCTGACCGGGACGCTGCTGCCCGCTATTATGAGCGGGTTGTCGGCCCTGATTACGGCGATTGTGGGGGCTATCGGCCTGTGGCCTGCCGTTCTGCTGGCTGTGCTGGCAGTGTTGGCGGCGGCCATTATCGCGTATCTGGTGACGCACTGGGAGGAGATCAAGCAGAAATTCAGCGAGACTTGCGAGATGTTGACCGAGAAGATGCGCAGCGCGGGCGAGAATCTGAAAGCCATCTGGAACGCATTCTGGCTGACGATTAAGCTCATCGGTATGCAGATTTGGGAGAATATTACCACTGCCTGGAGCAATTTTTGGCAGGGGCTGCACCGGTTGCTGAACAGTGCCGGTGCGGCGCTGCAATCGGCCTGGTCGTCGGCCTGGACGGCGCTGGGCAACACGGTAAAGAAAATCTGGGATGGCATTGTCGGGACGATAAAGACCGCGGTCAACAGCGTGATTTCTCTCGTCAACGGTATGATCTCGGCTGTGGTTGGCGGCGTGAACGCCGTCATCGGGGTGCTGAACGGATTCTCCTTCGACGTGCCGGAGTTTGCGCAGGGTGCGCTGGGCACGGCGAAAATCGGTTTCAACATCGACCCTATCACTGCGCCGCAGATACCCTACCTGGCACAGGGTGCGGTCATTCCGGCCAACCATGAATTTTTAGCCGTGCTGGGCGACCAGACCAATGGCACAAACGTCGAGGCCCCGCTGGAGACCATCCAGGAGGCGCTGGCGGAGGTGTTGGCCGCCCAGGGCGGACAGGATATCACAATCCGCTTTGCGGGCGACCTGGCGCAGCTGGTGCGGCTGCTGAACCCCTACATCGACAAGGAAAACAACCGTCGCGGAGCGCGGCTGGTGAGCGGAGGTGTGTACTGATGGTCATTGTGGATGGCATTGGCTACGACATTGACGTGCTGCATCTGAAACGAACTGCCGATTTTCTCGACAAATACGCCGAGCGCACGGAATCCGGCGATTTGAAGCGAGAGCTGATCGGCGTGTACTTCAACTACAAGCTAGAGCTGGGGCCAGGCATCAAGCCGGACGAATATGCCCGGTTCTGGCGCAAGCTGACGGAGCCGGTGGAGTTTCACACCGTCACGGTGCCCGACGAGGCGGGCGACTACACGTTCAAAGCGTACTTCTCCAACGTGGGCGACGAGCTGCTGCGCAAGAAGGGGGCCAAGAACTACTGGAAGGGTCTGACCGTGAACTTTATCGCGAAGGAACCCGCAAGGACGTAAGGAGGCGGACAAATGCGCACCAACACGCGCGTGGAATTTGGCCTGTACGACGTGACGGCCCGGGGTGACAGCAACCCCGTCTGCGACGCAGCACAGCCGTTCTGCCGTCTGCGCCGTGACCTGCTGGTGGAGGCTGCCCCCAGCCAGGTGAAATACGGCACGCTGGAAAGCTGCCAATGGCTCATGGATGGGAGCTTCTCCTTCTTTCCCGAGGTGCCCGAGGCATACTTCTGGGGGCTATGGAGCGCCGTGCAGTCCGGCGAGAGCGGGGCCTTTACCGACCCGCCTGTGCTGGACATCCAGTTCAGCCAGGCGCACAGCAGCAGCGGCCTGACGCTGCACTTTTACGCCCCCACCGGGGACTGGGCCAGCAAGCTGAAAATCCAATGGTACGGCGCAGACGGCGGCCTGCTGGCCTCCGCACTGTTTACGCCTGACGCCGTAGATTTTTACTGCGCAAAAAAGGTAGACCGCTACCGCCGCATCCGGCTGACGTTCCTGGAAACCAACCACCCGGGGCGCTACCTGAAACTGGCCGGGTTGGACTACGGCGTCTACCTGCACTTTGCAGGAGACGAGATCGTCAAGGCCCATGTGCTGGAGGAATGCGACCCCCTCAGCGCGGAAATCAGCATCAACACGCTGGGGCTGACGCTCTACAACAAAGAGGGTCGATTCTCCATCCTGAACCCCGAGGGCTACTTTGATGTTCTGCAGCACAAGCAAAAGCTGACAGTCTGGGAGGATGTGCGCCCCGAGGCACGCAGCACCAGCAGCACGAGTTACTGCATGGGCACGTTCTACCTGTCCGACTGGGAGAACAGCGGTGACACGCTGGCGGACTTTACCGCCGTGGACGCCGTGGGACTGCTGGACGGTGCACCCTACGACGGCGGCGTCTATGACACCACTGCCGGGGCGCTGGCAGCAGACATCCTGGACGGATACAGCTACACCCTGGACGCGGAACTGGCCGCTGAGCGGGTGCAGGGATACCTGGCCGCGGGCACACGGCGGGAGGCTTTACAGCAGTTGGCCTTTGCCGTGGGCGCGGTGGTGGATTGCAGCCGCAGCGACCTGATACGCATTTCTCCAGCCCCGGCCCGGGCCAGCGGTATGATCGCCTATGACCGCAAATTCCAGGACGGCAGCAAGGTCACGCTGAATCCCCTGATAACCGCTGTGGCCGTGACGGCCCACCGCTACCAAGCCGAGGATGCCTCCAGCGAACTGTACAAGGACACGCTGGAGCCGGGCACCTACCAGGTCACGTTCAGCGCCCCGGCTGTGGCCGACAGCCTGACCGTGACCGGGGCCGCCCTGGCCGGGCGCGGCGTGAACCGCTGCACCCTGGCTGTTTCAAAGGCCGGTGAGGTCTGCGTGACCGGGCGCAAGTACGTGGACAGCACGATCATCCTGCGTCGGGCCGCAGCCAACCTGCCGCCCAATGCCCAGGACAACGAACTGACCGTGACGGATGCAACGCTGGTCAGCCCCGACCGGGCCGCTGCGGTAGCAAACCGGGTGCTGGACTACTACGCCCAGCGGTACGAGCAGACCTTCCGCATGATCGCAGGGGACGAAAAGCTGGCTGATCGCCTCATCGTGCAGAGCTTCGGCGGCGAGATGGTACGCGGCGTGCTGACCAAGCTGGAATTTGACCTGACCGGCGGCTTTGTGGCAGACGCCAAGGTCGTGGGGCGTAGGCTTTCGGGCACGGCAGCGGCCTACGCCGGGGACGAGATACACGCCGGGGAAAGGAGCCTGATCTAAGTTGTGGCAGATTCCCATCTATGACCGCACGGCGGCCAACGTGGCCGAGGGCGCGGACAAGTGCTACCTGAACGCCGAGACACTGAACCGCATTGAGAGCAACACCGCCTATATGGCATCACTGCTGGGGGCGAAAGTGGCAACGCGGCACTGGGAGGCGACGGACTTTCTGACCCGCAGCGAGATGGAGCGGCTCATGCAAAACATCCAAGCTGTGCGGGACGCCTACTTTGTGCTGCCGGGCACATCCGACCTGCCCGAGGAACCCACGACGCTGTACACAGGCATCAATGCCATGGAGGAAGTGCTGTGGAGCCTGCACGAGCTGTGGCAACGCAACAGCATACGGCGATATACCGGCGAGATTTGCGCCGGGCAAGCGATAGGAGTGATCTGAATGTTTGAGAAAAAGACCTGGGTAAACCGCCAGAGCGAGCACCCCGCCCGCCGACGCCTGACCCCCACCGGCAACGACAATGAGTTCGACGTAGCCCGCGCCGAGGGCGTCATCATGGAGGACGGCGACGCTTTCGACGCCGAGACGATGAACAACCTGGAAAAGCGCGTGGCCGAGGGGTTCTCTACGCTCGACCCTGCCGATTTGGGCGCGGATGTCTGCGTGCAGGTGTACGCCTGCGTCAAGTCGGGCACGGTTTATGAATTGACCGGCTCGGGTGCGGTGGGGCGCTGCAAAATCCCCGCCGCGTGGAACAGCGGCGATACCTGGTCGGTGAATGGCAAGGCCGTCCCTGCCTACTGCGGTGCGGACGCCGTGGACAGCGACTGCATCGTGGCAGGGCGCTGGGTGCTGTTTACCTTTGATGGGCAGCGCCTGGATTTTAACGGCGGCGGTGGATTATCCTCCGGCAAGCTGGCACAGGCCACCGCCGCGGAATCCGATGTGCTGTCCGGGAAGAAGTTCTACGCCGGGAACAAGAACCTGAAAACTGGCACGCTGGCACTGAGTGGCAGTGCAGGAACCGGAGACGTGCTGAGGGGGGCAACCTTCTACAAGGACGACCCGAAGTCAAAGCTCACAGGCACGCTGGCGCTCTCCGGCAACGCCAATGCCGCGCAGGTGCTGTCCGGGTACACGTTTTATAAGGACAATGCCAAGTCAAAACTGACCGGGACGATGGCGAATAGGGGCGCAGCGTCTGCGACCATTGCCCCGGGCGGCAGCTACACGATTGCGGAAGGATACCACAATGGCGGTGGCAGGGTGACGGCAAGCAAGGACTATGCGGGGCGGTGCATTTACGCCAGTGCGCATGTCGGACCGGGCACCACTGGTGGTGACGGCAGACAGGATTTGGAGCAAGTGCTTTACGCCGATGGCACATGGGTGACGAGTGCCAGTGCATGGGGCTGTAGATTCGTAAAAGCTGGAAGAGTGCGGATAAGGGGAAATTATTACAAGTGTGACGGAAACCGCACACGCTACATTAGTATCGGGTCTACATCACTGTTATCTTTGGGTGTTAACACAAGAGGAGACTACTCGTTTGATCAAACCGTCAGCGTTTCCAATGGCACGACCTTGTCCGTAACCGGTGACACATTCCGACTTAACGATGCGCTATGGATTACAATTGAAATTGCATAAGGAAGGAGAAACACCATGAAGCTGATCGATGCAACCTGGAAGGGCGGCAGCGCCTACGAGGTCTTAATTCTTGCGGACAAGACCCCCGCCGTGCTGCCTACCAGCGGCAAGGACGTGGACGGTATGAGCGATTCTCACACCTTCGCGCCCATGTCGGTTCTGTACGTGACCGACCCGGAGGCAAAGCACAAGTTCTACATTGCCAACGAATCCGGCCAATTTGTGGGCCAGTAAGGAGGGTTCCGAATGGACTTGAAAGCAATTCAAGCCGCGCTGATTTTCGGCGGCGGCAAGGCAGACGACAGCGGTCGGGATAACGCCCCTAGCGACTGGGTAGAGGCTGTCTGCGAGCGGTTCACTACCAGCGGCGAGACGATCACCTGCAGCCCGCTGGCCGGGCGTGCACTGGCAGTGACCGTTCAGGGAAAGACTACCCAGGCGGGCGAAGGCAAGGCCCGCCCGGATAATATCCGTGCGTTGAGTGGTCTGGGGGAAAGCGGCACCTTGACGCTGACTGCCGAGGGCGGCAAGACCCGCACCGTGGAGATTCCGCTCACCGGGCCGCTGTACACCGGGGACATGGTGGCGCTTGACGATGAAGGCAAAGTCGTGGAGACGCACCGCGCCATCAAACTGACCGTGGACGGCAGCGAGAACTGGATCTCCTGGACGAACCCGCGGGACACGGCGGATATCACCGTGCCCGGCACCATCGGCAGCCTGGGGGACATCCTGTGCAGCCATTACAGCCCGCTGGCGGGCACGCTGTCCTCGGACGCGGGGCTGTACACGGTCAGCACCAACACAACCGCCGAGCCGGGCAAAACGCGGATCATCCTGCGCCACGGCTTCAAGACGCTGGCGCTGTTCAAAGAATACCTGAAAGCCCAGGCCGACGCGGGCAC